TTCTCACTGGAGCCGTTTTGAGCTCTGGTGCTATTGAAAACAATACTATTCTCCAGGGGTTAGGGCTGATTGCCACTGCTTTATCTGCGCTCGGCTATGCCGGAGCTAGAGCAATCACCAAATCTGGCGAGTCTAAATCAAATGCCATCAAACACTTGGGTATCTTTGACCCAAAGCAATAGTCGGTAGTGGCCATCTTGGATTGACTGCCGACGTAACACCTGAGAAGCTTACTGGTCGATTGGTTTACAATCACCGAGTTTCTGAATCCTTATTCGCTTCTGCCGACGCCTGGACTGATACCCTTGGGGACTATGGTGCAGGGTTGAAAGTTAAGTGGAAGTGGTAAGTGTCGTCTATCAGGTCGCAAATGCTAGTAAGAGACGTTAAGAAATTGCTAGACTTACTTCTTGTTACTGAAAGCGACGAGGATATAGTAACCATATACGGAGCGATTCAACTCAAACTGAGTATGATTAGGGAGGTTATCGATGGCAAAACTAAGTAAGCATTTCTCCCAATCCGAGTTTGACTGCAAGTGTGGCTGCTCCTGTGAGGTGATAGTATCTCGTGATCTCTTAGATCTGTTGGAGGGAATGAGAGTTTCACTAGGAGAGGGAATACTGATCACATCAGGGGCAAGATGCAAAAGTCATAATCTCAAGGTTGGGGGTGCTGTAAATTCTTGGCATATCCCCAGAAACCACACCTTGTTTGCTTCTGATATTACTTACTGGGATTCAGGGAAGAGAGATAAGATGGACATCCTAAAGCTTTATGTTCTGGCAGATAGGTTCGGGGCGACAGGTCTTGGTCTGTATGATGGACGAATACATGTAGATCGGCGACCATCAGGCAAACGACCAAACAATGCTAGGTGGACACACTCCGGCTGGGACTGGCCAGATGGCTCTTAAGAGAGTCTTCATTTGGCCGGATACTCACTGTCCTTGGTACGATAAGAAAGCCGTGTCGTGCGCCCTGAAGGCTCTGAAGGCATTCAAGCCAGACCACCTTGTTCTGACTGGTGACTTCTTAGATGTCTACAGCTTGTCGCGTCATGACAAGTCTCCATCAAAAGTCATGGGATTCGCCAAGGAAATAGCTGTCGCTAAGGAGCTGCTCCATCGAATTGATAAGGCTGCTGGTCGTGCCAAACGTCACTTCATCATGGGGAACCATGAGAACAGAGTCTACAAGTATTTGATTTCTAAAGCCCCTGAGATTTACGACATGGTTAATCTCCCCGGTCTCCTCGACTTTGAAAATCTCGGCTTTGCTCATTTCGACTACCTCGACCACCTCCGTATCGGTAATCTCATTCTTGCTCATGATATCGGTCACGCTGGTAAGAGTGCTCATAGTCAATCTCTTAGTATGGCTGGTATGTCTATCGCCATAGGTCATACCCACCGAATGGCAATGGTCATCGAGAGGAAGCTCCAGACCGGAGAGTTGATTACCGGTGCAACGATGGGTTGGTTAGGTGATCCTGATGCCATGAAAGACTACATGCCTGCAAGTAAAGTGAAACGCTTTGCAATCACTGGCTTCGGCACTGCTTACATTATGAGAGATGGGACTCCAATCCTAGTACCAGTCCCGATAGTCAACGGTTCTTGTGTCTTGGAAGGGAAGCTCATCAATGGAAGATAAGAAACTCTCTCTGCCAAAAACTATCAAAATTGGACCACATACTATCACCGTAAAATACGTAGAAGTCCCTGACTGCTCTGAGCCTGGAGAGTTTATCTTCGGCTCCTGGTGCATACAGGATTTAGAGATTCAAATAAGAGAGGGACTAGAGCCCTCGTTAGAATGGGAAACATTCTGGCATGAAGTGATGGAGTGCATCAACGAGATGACTGACGCCGATATCCCCCACCACTTCATACAGACATTTGGTCTACTGTTAGCAGGAATAACTGGTGGTATGAAGATCTGTGAATGTCAGGGGCTAGGCAGAATAAAGCCTACCAGCCTTGCGAACGAGTAGCTAAGAGCAACACTCACCGTAATACCGATAGCCCAGAACTTAACCCAAAAGAGTATCTTCTTTCTCTTTAGGATCCGAGAGACTTCATTTCTTCCTTCCTCCTGCATCTGATCTACTATCGAGTGGGGGAGCTTGGTTGAGAATCCGAGTCTTGCTCCGTCTCTGTACCAGCTCTCCGAGAAATGGTTGTCCTCTCGATTATGATTTTCTTTAGCCACTCTGGTTTTCTTCTCCATTGCCTATTCTCCCTCTTTCTTTTTTTCTTCGACGATTTGGTACAGGATTTCATAGGATTCCTTCAGTGCTAAAGTTGCTGTTTCGCAGATAGCCATGAAGTCATTATCCCCTTCACAGCCTTCCATCAGATACCTCTTCTTATATTTCGCTGCCATACCAGCAACGCTAGCGGCAGTGTTATTGATGTATTCCAATGAGCTATGAACTGATTCGAGGTCTGCCTTTATTAGATTCTTTCTTGTCTTCTTCTTTCCCCAAAAGCCCATTACTTATCTCCCTCTGACGCAATGTTGGATAACCACTTTCTATTCTCAGTAGTTATCGTTGTCTCTTCTCCCGCAGTCTGCTTAAGAACTACCTTCTTCTCTAGTCCTGCCTTCCCCGCATAGAGAGCTGCATCAATATGATTCTCTGACGCAATGAAGCTAAGAGTTCCAATCCCTCCCAATACTCCTAGAAAAAATATCCACCCAAAGAATCTTCCCCATCTTCGCGGTGGGTCATACATCCCATAGGACAGTGTTGGTCCTGGTCCATCTTTCATTTAATCCCCCTTGTATTTGGTTATCTCAATCTCCACTCTTGGATTCACCCAGTCTTTCTTTCTCGAACTGATAATACATCGAACCCAATAGTCATTCTTATAGACACCAGCCTTCTCCATAACGTCCAGCGGTGCTGCGGCAAGGTTGTCAACATCGATAGCTTGCCCCTTGTCGAGGTAAGATACGATCCTAACTTCCATCTCTGTCTTATGCGGTATAGTTGGGTAATCATTTTCTAAGAGCTGGACTCCTATCTGATGCACTGCACTTTTATGCCATGCTTTGACGTTGACGGGCGTGTACATGTAGGCTCGGCCCTTAGCTACTCCTACACGTTTGGCATTCTTCTGACTGACAGGCTTACCGAGGATGGTAAATTTCCAGATGAAGTCATCGTCCATCACACATCCTCTTCTTCCAGTATGATTGCCAATGGGTTAAACTTCCGAAGGCTAGGATAATCATAGGACGCTGCATTCTCCTCCTCTTCTTCTTCCTCGTATTCTTTTCCGCAGTAGTGATCACCAAAGGGCCAGGTAACAACTCCGGCACAACCACATTCAAGCTCTTGCCTTGTGTGCTCTTCAATTTGCTGGTCTAGGTAGTAATCGAACGATGGGTCTTTAGGCATCTTATCTCCTTGCTCTCATTGAATCGTCAGCTATCTCGTAGAAGCCTCCACCGTATGCGAAGCCCTCCCTCATCCTATCCGTAACTCTGTCCCCGTAGCGGTTTTGAAATGCCTCCACGTTTAAGTTCGTAGTAATGATTGTTCGTTTAAAGTTGGAGTATCGTTCGTCTATCAGCTCATCTAATCGCTGGAGGAAGTTCCCATTCTTATCTAGGTATTCAACTCCGAGATCATCAATGACCATGAACTTATGCTGGAGCATCTTCTCGAATTCTTTAGCGTAGCCATTGGTCCGAGCAATCCTAGTGCCACTCCACCAATAGCGACTAGTGTATGTAGGTGCTCCGTTTGCAGGAACATTGTCATGGAGCCATACCGCAGCTCCGGTAGATTTCCCTGTTCCCTTCCCTCCCGAAAGAACAAGACACCAAGCTTCCCTTGGTTGAGTATTGAATTGCCTAACCCACTCGACTGCCTTGGTTTCCCTCAAGGGGTCTTCTTCGGAGAAAAGGTTTTTTAAAATTCTCTCAGGCACTCCCCATGATTGAAGGCATTTCATTTTCTCAAAGACCCTCGGGCCTTCTTCCGGCTCAAACTCTTCTTGCCCTTCTTCTTCGAGTTCGAGTTGCATAGTCCGTTGTCGCTCTCGTAACTTGGCAACAACCTCCATCCAGTCGTCATCTCCATCCTTGCTAGAACTTGGCTGCTTGGTCCCCATCTCTAAAGTCCTCACTTCCCTTGTGATGGCCTATCTGCTCTTGCTTCTCGTACTGCCCTGGATTGCTAGCGCGTTCTATAAAGCCTTCTATCTTTGTTGAGTTTCTTAGAATATATTCTAACGTATGTCCTCCGGGTACTCCCTGGTGCCAAGGACACATCTTATTCCCATCGATGGCTAGCTTTAGACTGTCTACCCAGTACCCCTCTTTTAAGCATCGGCGGATCCTCTTCCAGTCTGCGGAGCCTGGCTTAATCTGCTTACCTCGGGTGGGATGCACTGTTCGATAGTACGCAACTACGCTGGATATTCCCTCTGATATTCCCGAAGGGTCTGAAGCACGAGCAGTCTTCTTCCGATCAGTCTTTCCCAGATTGTATTTATTCCAGCCATGAACAGTAAACACCCCACCCTCGGCATCCAGCAGTCTGAGATCAACCAAGACTTTTACAAACGTCTCATTGTCGCCCTCGTAATCTGCCGCCTCCGATATGTCATGGTCTTCCATGCCCGTCAGATGTCCGTCTTTCCGATATTCTTTGCAGAAGCACCAAAGGTTATAGAGCGCTAACACTCCTTCTGCTCCCAATTTATTCTTAAGCCGCCTTATTTTTGGGTGAATACGCGAGGAAGTACACAACATTAGTTCGGGCATAGAAGCTCCTAGACTCGGTGAGGGTGTAAGGGGAGGGGTGAACTCAGGACCAGGAGATAAGAACTAGTACTGAGCGGGAATTGGGGAGACAATCTCACCCCTCCACCTCTCGCTAGAATGGCATTGGTTCTCCTGATGCGTCTACAGAATTCGTCACCGAACCTGAAACTTCATCTTCAGAATCAACAGCCAAGTAATGGTCTACGGAAAGATACTTCTCTCCCGGCTCTCGGTGCATACTGGCCTTACCAGTCTTGCCCTCGAACTCCTCCGTATCAAGATCTTCATTGTCATAATCAAGACCCAGGCAGTAGCACAGTTCCTTAAGACGCCACTTAGCCTTCTTCGAGGTCGTGACAATGTTCTCCCAATTATCAAAGACTTGACCATTTGAGTTCCAAGTCTCGAAACAAATCCGCATCCCCTGATTCTGAATGCCGGTAGCTTCATTCTTCCGAAAGATATAAGGATAAACAATCTCCTTAATCTTAATGTTGTAGATCCCCTCTGGGAATCCTTCGTTAATATCTGCTGGTTCGTGATTCAATTTAGCCATCTTTAAACTCCTGCTTTCAAAGCTTTCATGTAATTTTCATAAGAGAAAACAATACTCTCTGGCATCTCATAGCCTGCACGAGCTTTCGCGTCACGACCTGGTCCACCTTCGAAATGGCAAATTCTCTTATTGCTTCCTTTTTGCTTGGCAACTTTGTCGCCTTGCTTAGTAACTGCGATATGGTCCTTGGTGATATGACCGACATGATCTGCCCATTCTAACACCGAGTTCCATGTGTACTTGTGCATAGCCCCACCGATCTTAAGGAAGTCATCACCCAAGGCATTGCCCTGACGATGTAACCCCTCATGAACGAGCAGAACTACAAACATATTCTTCTTAGTTCGGAGGATATCTAAGCCATTGAGGAGTCTTAGAAACTCATCTCGCATAAGCTTGTCACCCTGCCCCCACTGCATGTAGCCTTCCTTGCCTCTTGCTGGCATCATGTTTCCGTTAAAGACTGTATTGCATACGTATTCTTTGCAGAGATTTTCCGCAGCATTAACAACGTCAACAATACATGTCTGCTTTCCGTGGTCTTCCCTAATCAGGTATCCCACAGCAGCCAGCACATCTTCCCACTTGTCCAGCTTTCCGACTGGAGGAATCTTGGAAACCTTGGCCGCACATCCATCCTCAGTGAGAATAAACACAGGGTCAGGACACTTAGTTCCAAAGGTAGTCTTGCCCATACCGGGGCCACCAACGAACACCGCTCTTGGGGGTAGCCGCGGTCCTTCTGTAACCGTTAAATCAATATCCATCTTATCTCCTTATGCTGGCCATTCCATTGTTACGGGTGAGATGACATTCGTTATCATCGCCCCTTCTGCGTCATAGGAAACATAATTATTTCCTTTGCCGTCTAATTCAGGATGACTATCCTCCAGCTTCACAAGCTTGGCAGAATCGTTCAGCCTTCCTCTTCCTAAGCAGATATCCACAAATGAACATCCGCCGTAACTTCCACATGCTGTTGAATTCCTTATCTCTAAGAACTCCCTGTTCTCTAGTAACTTAACATACTCAACAAGCTCAGTCAATCTGTTGGTATGTTGCATCATGGTACACGGAACTTCATGTCTTATGTACTTAGAGCAATCATGCCATTCATAAGTTTCAACCATGCGCTCCTCAAACTCATTGATAGTCTCCTGATTATCTGCCTTTCTATTTTCTAAGGCTTCATCAGTCTCATTCTTTCTTCGGGCAATCTTCTTCTTTTGTTTCGGAGCTGCCCGACTGGTTCCGATTACATCATAGTGAACCTCTGGTAACTCAGGGTCCCAGGCAACGCTTGGGTTTTCATTGAGTATCTCTAATGCTGCTTGCCGATAGATAGTGCATTGCACATCCATTGGAAGCCTATCAAAGTAGACACCGCCTACCTCGATAGCTGTACCAGTGGTCTTGTGTTCAATCACCCGTGCTGTTCCGAGCTTGTGATCAATCACTAGGACATCAAGCTTCCCCTTAAAGGTCACATCAGCCCAAGTGAATTTAAACTCCTTCTCAGTCCAGACAGTTGTTGAACGAATGAATGTGCGAAGAGGGTCTTGCTTGTAATACTTCTTGTAGTATCCGTGGATATAAGCTCGACACTTTACGTAGGCTATCAGCCCATCACCGCTCGTCCACCAGTCATCCTCCATGTAAACATCTTGCATATCCATGAGAGCATTGGAGAGGTCTTTACCAAGCCAATAGGCCTCTAGCCCTTTATGGACTAGAGTACCTATCTTCATTGGCGTTGACTCTCCCGCTCGATAGCCATCAATATACTTAAACCTGTAAAGCTTAGGACATTGTAAACCTGCGTTTATGCTACTTGCGGTGAAGCTCATTAAATCTCCTGCTCTTGCATTTCAAATGGGCCATATAAAACTTTGGCATCCGTTCGCTCGACATCTCCGATGCCTAACGCCGAGTCTGGTAGACCAATCTCTAGCCGAGTCTTTCCTTCGGCATCCTTTACAAAGAAAACATCCAGTTGATCGGCATCCTCAATGACTAGTCCGTTACATCGGAAAGCAGAGACTTCTGTAATCTCGTCGCCAGCTCCATCGTCAAACCGGATTTTTGTGTAGGCATACTTCTCCTTTGGTTCCGATGATGGAGTAACTGCCTCAGTCTTGAAAGTAATTTTACGAGCACCGTGAATTGATTGTGATGTTGAAGCCATGTTTCTTATCTCCTTAGTTAAGGGTTCGTTGTCCCTTGTTAATTTCATTCATCAACTCTTCTACTTCTAAAAGAGTTTCACTATAAATCTCTATTCGTTCTTCCCTCGATAGATCTGAATGCAAGTCATCAACTACAGCCTTGAGTGTGTACTGGAAGATAGCTTTTACACATGTGTCTTCCGTCATCAGCACCGGGTTAGCTGCAATCAATTGCTTCATCTTCTTTTTTTCTCTGGGTGTCATGATTTCGTTATTGCCTCTAGGAACATTTTCGTTAGCTCTCCAATCTGCCCAAGCTCCACCATCTCGGCCATTGCAGACTCGCAACTATGGTGAACAACACCCTCATAAATTTCGTGATCTCTTACCTCTTGCGCTTCTGGCTCTAGCTCCTCTAAACCTTCAAAGCCTTCATGCTTACTTACCATCATAGGTTACTCCCCTGACATAATCGCAGGACTTCTCTGCCTGCTGTGCTGCCTGCATTAAGAACTTTCGTTCTCCCTTTAGCTTCTCCAACCAACCTCCAATATACGCTGCTGAATTCTCAATATGCTTCTCGACTCCTAAGTCTGCTAAGAGAAAGCAAGCTCCCATCTCAGCCACTAACTCTTCCTTAGAGTAGTCATGGTTGCCGAAGAGTCCTTTCATCCCATCCCTTCTGTCGAGCCGCCCAACGAATCCTGTGCTGTGAGTTACCTCGTGGAAGAATGTGCTCCAGTACTCCGCCGCGGATGTATGGTCAGATCTGCTGGGTACTGTAATGATGTCATTGCTTGGACTGTAAGAGGCATTAACCCCATCCCGATAGATCTTAGGCCCACCAGCAACTTGATACTTTTCAATAATTGCCTCGGCTTCAGGCTCCCACTCCTCGACTGGCTTATTGTCTTCAGCATCCTCGACTGGCCATAGATTTTCAGAGCCTTCTATCTGCTGACGATTAAAGCACTGGTAGAAGCGGGTGAATGGAATCTTCTCAATCCCACCTTCCCTCTTCTTCTCGATCCACTTCCAGAAAACTACCGGAGTATAGGACTTTGGTTTCTGGAACTCCTCCTTAAGCTTGAGGTCTAGCTTGTTGAGTTGGTTCTTGGTGTACCAGTTAGGATCACTATAGCCACTGACCATACCACTACAGATAAGGGCGTTGATTCCACGGTACGGTTTACCCGATACAGCATTCCTCGGGCGACCACCCTTAGATTTCCAGGGCTTAACCCAAGGAACCTTGCCTTGCTCAAGAAGCTCGATGATTCTTTCGGTGACGATTTGATTTACTTTTTCTGACATCTTATCTCCCTGCTCTCCCAAGCGTTTGTCTATCCGTGTAGCGGCCCTACTAGAATCTTCATTCTCTCTCGAAGCTTAAGCACTTCTTTTCGCGATAGCCCTGGTCGGCAATCCTTTAGCACTCGGAGCTGCTGTTCGTCAGTAAGTTGTGCTCGATCGCACTGCCGTCCCGCAGCGTTCATTGCTCGAATCTCTTTCTCTACTCGTCCTCTTCGTTTATGTCCCATTCGATTATCTCCTTAATAATAAATCCTATGACAAACCCAATGCCTGCCAAGCTTCCGTAAAATTCAAAGACCTCCATCAGTAATCACTAACCAGAGGACTTCAATCCACTTCT